TATTTAAAGATGAATCAGGTAAAGCAAAGCAATCTATTCCACCCAAAACTTGGACTTATGTAAAGTTCCAAGGCAAAGATAAGTTCGTAGTTCCTGAAACTGGTGTATGGGAATGGACTGTAGTACTACGTGTTGAGTACCCTGCTGGTGCTGGAGATGTACTACGTGGTCGCCTATGTCGCTACCCAGGTACAGATAAGTTAGATGAGACTGGTCACGATGACAAGAACACATCTGGTTGGGCTGGTTCTACTTACCACTCTCACTGGTCACATACCATTAACTGCGACCCTAAGATGCCTATTGGTTTCTGGGTATGGCACAACGGTGCCGCACCTGTGGTGCTTGATGGTCGTCAGATTAAGGCTAAGAAAATATAGTTCTACATAAAAATTCCCCCCTTGGAGCAATCCTTGGGGGGTTATTTTTTATTTATGCTGACAGTAGCAACCTATGTAGTTGCACTTAGCATGTAGCATTGCAGATACTTGAGCCATATCTAACTTGCTTGCGTCTCCTGCATCACGGCAGTTCTTGCATATCATTTGGTTCCTCCTCGTTATCGTCATCCCTGTGTGGTGGAAAGCCACCAAGGTTTCTTACTATCTTATTCAATGCACGATTAGCAGCCATAGCCGTAGCCTTAGCAGTTGGTCGTTCACTATTAGTATCTTCATGCAACTGTGTTGAGTCTACATCCTGAGCATAGAACAAGAACACAAGGTTCTGTTCCACCTCATCTAGTTTACTAAACGCATGGCGAATGTCTGCACCGTAAGCCATCCAGTCACCAGACTCCGATGGAGCCTTGGTGCTACGACCCATGTTAGTCATTGCTGTTTCTAGTTTCTCCCAGTTATCTGTGAGCACGCCAGGTATTAGCATCTTAACAAAGTCTTTGCTGTACCAGAAATTATCTGTTGCGTTGTAGCCCTCGGATACTGCCTTCTCCTTGACACAGTAATCAAGAGCAGCATTACGTAGGGACTTAGCAATCAACTTGTCACAGGACTTCCCGTCCTGCTCTGCCTTCCACTTAGCAATGTTGTTAGGATGCTCAGCAAACCATAGCCATAGTTCCTGCTCAATGTCTGCACGTTCTACCATGTTGTACTTGTTACGGTACTCACTGGCTATCTGTTGCACCATGTCGTAGTAGTCGTTGACTTGCTGTTCTTGTAGTCTTTGGATGCGACCAGCATCTTCCATTTGGTTGCACACTACTTGCCCCACACTTTCCCATCAACAACAAACGTGCCGTCCTTGTGGATAGGAATAAGTTTAGGTGTAACCTTTTGACCGTCAATGTAAAGCACACCAATAGCCTGTTGCCAGTTGGCAATGCCACCCTTTAGATATGATGCCTTCTTCTGGTCCATCAAGTTACCAACCTCAAGTCCCCAAATGGTACGGGTTGATACACCTGATACAGATTCGGTGTAGTGCAGTAGTCCTGCTCTATGTGTATGACCACATACCACGGACATACCAGTCTTCTTAGCCAAACCAAGGGCTGTCTGCCCACCAGTTTGATTCACAGAACCTTCATCGCCATGTAAGAGTAACCATTTAGGTGCGACTTCCCACGGTTTGCTGTGGTAAGTGATGCCTAAATCTTTTAGCCGAAGGAAGTTCTCTAACTCAAACTCAGGTGCACCAAGTAGACCAGGTGCTCGCTTCATAATCGTGTTGTATAAACGGTCAGTGTGGTTACTACGTGTCATGTGTGTAACCTGTAGGTCTTCTAGTACCTGAACAGTTGCGTCACGGTCACGACCAATGCTACGTTCATACTCCATTGGTGTGCCCATAGACCAGCGACTGATAGTCTGCATGTCCATCTCATCACCAACAGATACTACGTCATCAGGTTTAAACGCCTTGATAAACTTGGCTACGTTAGCAACCGCACGCTTGTCATGGTAGGGGACTTGCAGGTCACTTACAATTACTTTAACTTTCATTGTAGTCCTTCGCCTCAGGGAACGTGTTATCTAAAATCATAACACCAATGACCCCATAGTTGGCGATGTCTACAAACGTATCTCTTAGTGACTCATTCTCAGGCTTAGCCCCTGATTCTATAAGGTTAATTAACCTTGACATCTTGTCATACAGCCGTACTTGTAGCCCGTTGAGTGCACCACCTGGCGCATTGCGGATGTTGTTGGGACCATAATCATTCTGCTTCTTGATTAGGATATCCCACAATTCCTCATACACGTCAAGGGAATCTAACTCAAAGTCCTCAGGATATAGGTCTTCCCATGCGGTGAAGGTAACACATGCTTCACATATACAGTCATCCTCTATCTCAAAGGCGTCCTTGTTATCTCCAATGTTAAGGTCTCCCTTGACTCTGTTAAGCCAACTCTGGAAATCTTTAAGCCCATCTCCGAAAGCCTCCCAATCAGAAACGTTATCTCTTCCTGACTGAACGTAGTCATCCCACTCATCCTTCATATGGCTCATGCTGATACCTTGCTCCTTAGATAGTCGTACCCTTGTGATAGGTACATTGAATTAACATCTTCACCGTCTGGCATCTGCAGTGTTACTACTGACGAGAGTTCTTTGGCGAGGTTCTTTGCGAAGTCCGACCCTGGTTGGTCACCGTCAGCAAAAACATAGACCGTCTCAAAGTCTTGGAGGATGCGTGAGTAATGTTTCTTCCACGAGTTCGCACCAGGTACACCCACAGCAGGGATACCACACTTGTAATGCAAAGTAATCGCATCAATCTCACCCTCACATACCGCAATGTAATCTCCTGCTGATTGTAGTGCCGTCACATTGTACAGACGGGTAGAAGTCCCTGGTAAACCCATGTATTTGGGTTCACTGTTGTCCATGCTACGGAACCTGATATCAACCACACCTGTTGGTGTGATGTAAGGTATAACCAAGCGACCAACGTATGCCTCGTGACTAGGTAGAGGTTCTGCGACTACTCCGAGGTGGGCTGTAGCCCCGTCTTCTAGAGATAATCCCCTCTTTGCTAGGTACCCTTCGGCTAGATGAATGTTTGCCTTGTATGTTGCCACGGCTTTCGCCAGTGATGCCTTCTGCGATTGTGATAGCCTCACGGAATCCAACTCCTTCTTTTTCCATAATAATTTTATAGGTGTCACCCTTAACTCCGCAAGCATGACATGCAAATATGTTTTCTGTTACGTTGACACTAGCAGATGCAGTTGAATCCTCGTGAACTACACACTTTATCTTCTGCCAGCCCCATGTTTCACGTATGTTTGTAGCACCGTAGTGTTCAAGCACAGGTTGTATGCTGTGCTTATCCATTAGTACCCTGCTTCTTCTAGTAGTTTAAACCACTCCGACACTGGCATAGTAGCGTACCACTTGCCAACATCTAGTGTTCCTGTCTTCTTGTGTATGACAACACCTGTCTCAGCCTTGTCATTAGTCATCTCTACCTCAAGTTCCTTGAGCCATGCAGATAACTTCATCTCTCTGTGATTCTTTACTTCAATAACAACAGCAGGAATGCCAGCAATGTCGCCCCTATCGTTATTACCGTTGAGTGCTCGTCTCTCCACATGTTTACGTCCCTTACTTACAAGCCAATTAACAACGGCAGTCTCGGCAGATGTGCCCTTTATCTTACTCTTGTTCATGTCTTATCCCGTCCGCTATCATTGCAAACTGTAACTGTTCAGCCACCCACTCTAGTGCACTGCACGCCTCATGTAAGTCTTGCTCACAGAAGTCATCACCAGTGTCACGTATTACCTTAATGATTTCATAGAAGGATACGTACTGCTCCCCGTCATAGAACACACGGGATATATGTCTGCCTTCCATTTAGTAATCATCTCTGTCCATGTAAATAAGTAGTGCGAGGATACCGACTAGCCCTAATACAATTAACCATTCCACCATTGTTCATCCTCTAAGTTCTTTATGAATACTACAAGTTCTTCCCATGGTATGCAATGTTCTATGTCAACAACATAGAAGTTATCGTCATGTCCACGGTACTTGTCGTGCAGTTGCTTGACTGTCCACTTGTCTTTGGTAGATGTAAGCAATCCAAACATAGCCTTGGTCTGGGCAGATACCATGACGTAGGCGTATGGCTTCTGTAACTTAGCCTCATACCCTGACACGGTGTCAACTATGATGTTGCCCCAAGGAAAATCTTTTAGTTCAGTGAACTCTATGTTGCGTGACTTAACCTCAAGACACTCACTTGAATCATCAAGGATGATATCCTTCTCAGTGGCTGTCATCTCTGGTATTTCTTCACGTGACTGCACTATGTGTAGGTCAGGTACAGTACAGCGCACACCGTTTAAACGTAAGCGCTCTGCAACTATGTCACCATACTTGTGACCCTCAGTCATAGATGCTACGTAATCAAAGGGCATATTGATTTCTCAAGTCTTTGTTTACATTGGACATATATTCAGGCTTCTTGCGACCACTTGTACCATACAGGTATGGTTCTCCTGCTTCGGCAGCCCGTACAATTCCCCAGTCATTGATGATTTGCACAGTCATCATTGCAATTAATGTTTGTATGTGTTCTTTATCTACAGGATTATCTGAATCCTCTGGAATCCAGTTGGTACGTTTCTGTATCCACTGATAAACGTAATCAACCTTACCCTCGTCTGATGCCTTTTCCATTATCGTGCATCCTCTAGGTCTGCAATGAACATATACTCTGGCAAGAACTGCAACCACACTGGGCTATTGCCCGAAGGGTCAGCCTTACCATAGCGGTTCTTGACACTGGCAACACCAAGCATTCCGTCTTGTTGTCCCACCGTAAGAATGAGGGCTGGTAGTTGGTTAACCATTCCTTGGACTGCTGACCTAGGTTGACATGGCGTACCAGAATATCCTTCTTTAGTGTGATGCAGTACCACAACAGCGGCGTTCGTATCACGTGCCAGATACTTAAGTTCCTTGAGCGCACTGCGCATAGCACCAAACTCTTCGCCACCGTCCATGTTAATATCCATTAGGTTGTCAACAACTATTAACGCAGGGCTTTCGCCAAGCGTTTCTTCAAGAGCAGTTACCTCATCATCCAAGTCGCTTAGACTAGGTGATGAATCAAATGACCAGTATATGTGTCGTGCTTGTGCCAACTTTTCCTTAGCCAAGTCAGGTTGCTCGGAAATAATTTTTTCTGCATCTGTCTGTGACACACCCTCAATCATGGAATACAAACGCATTGCCATGGTGTGAGCATTGGTATCTGCTGATACGTACAGTGTTGGTGCTTGCATACGCAAGGCTAGTGCTAGGGCAAGGGTTGACTTACCTGCACCAGGTGTGCCAGCAATTAACGATACCTCTGAACGTCTAAAGATAATCTTATTCTGTTCAAACGTACGAAATACTGCTGGCATTGGCTCGCCACCAATGTCTGAACGTCCTACCGAACGGCTTAATGTTTTCATTTATCCTCCTTGTTAAGCGTGGGATGTGTGGACTTGCACCACATGTAGGCTTTCTGACCTACATCCCTATCCGTATTGACTGGCTTCCCCTCCAGCAATACAGACCTATATTCAGTTATGTTTTCCTAGCACCCGATGCTAGAAACTGTTCCACTCTGGTGTGTTGCGGTTAGCAAACGTTGGTGAGCACTGGTCTGCAGTACCCTTAGGTGTTGGGCAGAAGAATGCACGCCATTCTCCCTTAGTACCGTTGCCTGTTCGCTTAACCATTGCACCGTGAATGCACATCTTATCGCTACCGCTAGGTGCTGATGCCTGTACTGGCGGTGCTTTAGGTGCAAACGCTGGTACTTCTGGTACAACTTCCCCACCAAGTGAGGCTTGAATGATAGCAACTGGGTCTGTTGCTAGTACACGTGGTGCTGATACACCAGTGAATGCTTCTTCTAATGTGCTGATTGCATCAGGTCCACCCTGTGCTACCAAGTCATTGACGTTAGCAATTAGTTCTTCGGCACTGTCACCACGTGCTGTGATGATTGTACCCTTGCTTGTCTTTACGTTTACTACGTAGTTCTTTTCCATTACTTATCTCCATTCTGATACTTACAATCGTTAGTAAAATTACACATCTTGCAGTGGTCAAAGTTAGGTATAAAGATACCAGCCCTTCGTGCCTTGTCAAACATTCCCACGATTTCTGACACGGCTTCACGTGTCCACTTATCTAGGCTGATTAACTCTGATACTGCACCCTTACGTGCATCCCAGTATACACCGTACTTGGGACGTACTCCGAATGTTTCCTCCATGGCTACCGCATAGATACCCAACTGAAAGTCTGATGACGGCATACGCTTGCCAGACTTGATGTCCAGCACCACAAGGCTACCGTCAGGTAACTCCATCATTCGGTCAAGTGCACCCTTAACCATGACACCATCAAGGTTAATGTTGAATACTAATTCAATGGCAGGTACACCTTGAGGTGTAACCCATAGTGACATCAACTCTTGGGTGGTAC